GGACAACACCCACGCCCCGCCCTCTCCGATCGTCGGATCGTAGATGAGGGTACGTCGTGTCGTGACACCGCTCTCTGTCCAGTCCACGGACACATACAACTTGTTGTTGCCCCATGCCAACTGGGGAGGGTTGGTGTCGATGTTGTCAAGACGGCCATCATCGATGGCGGGCGACAACTTATCGAACACCCAAATAAACCGTTCCCCGTTGTAAAGGTACACCCCTTGGTCCGCATACCAGAAGAAAGTTCCATACGTAGTCGATACGGGTGACGACAGGGGTATCGATCCGACATCGTTGCTCAATGTCACTACTTGAAACGAATCGGAATCAAAGCCGAATATTGCGTGTACACTATTCGTCTTGAAGATTAGTAAACGATCCCCTGCCGGAACCAGTCCGGTAATATAATCGCCGTGTTCCCCTTTATCGATGTCCACGTAATCGGCAGCGGTCCACTTCTCCGGGTCATTCGCGTTACTCCAACGGACACGATATTTGTAGTCGGTAGCCGACTCATACGTGTTCGCTGTCCAAGCGAAGTTGTTCCAAAACGTCACATACTGGGCCTGTGGAAAGTTGCCCGTAGAACCATCCAACGTTGTGCCAAGATCCGCAGCCGCTGAACCATTCCACCTGAATGACGGCTTATCCCGTGAAACCCCGTAAGCGATATTGTTCATTGTCATGCCGTACACGCGTGTACCTGCGGTACGCGCAGTAATGCCAGTAATATCAGTGAAGTTCGTAGCAGTCGAATACGCTACCTTGGTGTCATAGTTGACCATCAACTGACTGGTACCACCATCAGTGTGCAGCGCCCAAATACCCTGCACATCTGCACTCAATGCGGTTGTGTTGCGCCGGTCAACGCCATCGCGTTGCCGGATGCCACCCCTAGGGTCCACGACCACGTTCAACAAATCGGGAGATTCGTTATCGTTCAGGTTGAACTGGTCAGACCTGAGGTTTAGCCCTCCGGTGAAGGCTTCCAGTACCTCTAGTTTGAACTCTTGGCGGGGCATTGCCCGCTACCAGATGACCCCGCCCGAAGACGCATAGCGAAGCGTACCGCCTAGATTACGTGTGGGCGTCCGACTGTTAGCGATCATGGGCTGGGGAGAGGGGGTGTCAGCAAACCTGCGCGCCACATTGTCAAGTTCGGATCGGAACTGCATGAAATACTGCTGCGCCATCACTGGATCTTCCTGCTGCAAGTATGCTTTGAAAACACCATAGGTGGCTAATACCGGATGGAACGCATCCGGCAAATCGGGTGCGGTTCCATCCGAAGTACCCACACCGAACGAGGTTGGATTCCGAATAGCGCGTACGTAGATGGTGAGGCTACTGGTATCCGGTGTCGGATAAAGCCGCACCGCATCCTGCCAGTAACTCCATTGCCACGGTCGCCCGGAGGTACTTACGTTGATCGGCCAGTTCCCGTCAGCGTAATCCCTGCCAACGTATTCAATAATGTGATCGTCGGTTTTCAGGGAGATAATCTCCCGAATACCCTGACTGATGGCGTCAGGAGCAGCCGCGATGGTAGTCAACGAATAGTCGTTGGTACCACTAGTTGTCGTACAGGTGGTGTACGCCTCGTAAAAGGGCCATCTCTTCTCGCTGTAAACAATCGTGTCAAAGCCTTGACTAAGCATGTTGTTCAGCACCGTGTCGCTGATGTCGCTGCTGTCGATATCGACAACAGAACGAATCTGCGTTCGCATTTCAGCGATGGTCATTGCTGTCAAGACTTAGCAGCCTTCTGATTCGTATGCCCAATACAAAGGTCTGTTCCGTGAACAGGGCGCGCCTTGCAGGCGTTCCCTGCATGGGTAGTAGAGGAACAGAACGGGACAACGGGGGAGGGAGGTACGTCTGGTTCCCAGTCATCGGCTTGTGTGCCGACGAAACGGGCACCGCTCACCTGTCCGGGGGCGTAGTGCGAGGGGCGTGCACCACGCGATCCAGCAGGTTCGGCGCGCGAACTGTAAACCAGAGCGATCTCCCGCTGTCCCATTCTGCTCCTAAGTTATCTAGGTTATCAGGTTACAATGCCGAACAGGTATCCCTGTCGTGCACGGTTGCTGCATGTGAACTGGCCGTAGCACAGGATCTGTGCGTAGCGTGCGTCCTGATTGGTGGGCCGCACGAACGGTGTCGGCTGGAACCACGTTTCAGTATGAGCAACCAACCGGAGGTACTTAGTGTTCAAGAACATAAGTTCACCGGCTGTGCAGGCACTATCATAGGTCATCGGAGCGCCCTTGAATAGCAGATTCTGGAAACCAGCATCTGCCACCTTGGCGTCAGTGTACCGCAGGTTCGTCTGAAGCAAAGCCTCGTATGCTTCGTATACGGCCTGTGTGCCAATCAGCATTGTGGGCTGGTCGTTGCCGACAGAGATAGAGTTGTAGACGTTTGACATTTTCTTGATTGTCAACGCACCGCTCATGTCCTCTTCGGTGGAAGCCCACCATGAGTTACCCGCATCAGTCGGGTCGATTCCACCAAGCGTGGTGTTGGGCTTAGTAACAATCAGGTCCAGACCATTCCAGTCCTTACCGCCGTTACCAGTCCCATCAGCCCAGAACATTGTGTTCATGTTCTCAATGATGGTTTCTTCGGTCTGCATGATCTTGCCTTCAAGAAGGTCAATGATCTGTGCTTCACCGTTGTTCTTCGCTTCCTCAATACCCGTGATTGTCACGGTAGCGGCGTACTGTTTCCAGTCGTACTCAGCCGCAGAAATGCCGGTCTGAGCAGTCGTGAGAATAGTGTCGTCGCCAGAGTATGAGGCAGCGGTGCTGTTGGTCCCGTAGATGATGGGGACAACGATCGTAGCACCCCCGCTGATACGCCGAATGGTCTGTCCATTGGTCAGCGCATAGAACAGCGGGCGGGCCGTGAACACGTTGTCAGCCAACTTCGGGACGTAGTTCTTCAGCGTAGTGGTTAGAATCTGATTGAAGTTATCGTTACCAGCCATAGTGCTGAATCACTCCTTCCGTTTATTAGTAGTTGGTTATGTCTGTTCTCGTGCCAGCATGTAAGCATCACGAATCGACTGCACCGCATTAGTCGCCCGCTCCACATTCCCTGACGGTGAGCCAGAGGAAGAGTCCACTACCGTCGCTGCACGCTTCTCATCCACAATATCGGCGTTCTGAGCCTTCCGCTGCATATCCCCGTAGGTCATATGCGTGTAAGCGGCCTCCAGATTTCCGATGTTGTGTTTCAAAGCATGCGCGAATAGCGCACTCTGGTCAATGGGAGCGTTGAACTTCTGCTCTAGTGTTGACAACTCGCCTTGCAAGTTTTGCTGTCTCCACGCTCGGTTCTGGTCTTCAATGGAAGATTCGATTCGGCGCAAGCGACTTTCGTCCGGGTCCATATCAACATCCTCTACCATGCCGGTAGTGTCGCTTAGGTTACCCGTGATTCCAACCCCGAAAGCGTCGGCCAAGGCCGTAACCGCTCCCTGAGGATCGGACTCTAATGCTTGCACGATTGCCTCTCCCTGAGCCAATCTCTCGCGTTCGCGGGCCAACTCCTGCGTCTTACGGGTGTAATCCGACTGTCGCTGGTAACCGCTCTGTAGTTCATCCAACGTAACCTGATGTTCTGCGCCGTCAATCTTGACACCGAAGGTCGGGCTATTGGGGTCTACTACAGTTTCTGAAACGTCAGGAGTGCTGGTATCCAGTTCCATAGTTTCTGGCATTTGGAATCCTTTCGGTTATTCCTATAGAATGATATTACTGTCCCATTACAAGTTGGGTAGTTCCATCCCCATCTGGTTCTGCAACTGTGCCAACAACTCTGGAGGTACCCCTCCGGTAGCCTCAAATACCTGTTCAGGGATAGGGGCTGGTCCCATACCACCGGTCATTGCCGGAGGTTCCATCCCCGGTGCCCCTTCTCCCGGTGCCCCTTCTGGTGGTGGCCCACCCGGCGCACCGCCGGGGGGTGCCATCGGCTGTTGCTTGACTAAATACTTTTCAGGGTTCGTGATGCCGAACCCGAAGGTTAGAACGTGTCGTGCCAGTTCAGACGGGTCAACGACGACGCCTACAAGCGGGGCCATCGCGTTCATCAACGAAATGGCCTGCTGCCGTCGGGCAGTCTCATTCAGCGGCTGTGTAGAGCCACCCTCTACTTCAAAGTCGTATTCGCCCATGATGTCGTCACGAGAATAGGCAACAAAGTATTTGGTGTCATCCTTGCCGGTGATGCGCACCATCTGTGCTTCAGTCATGTATTGCTGCATCAACTGCATGACACGGCGACCGATCTCTCCGATACCTAGTTCGATGATCGCCAACTTGTCACCAGCGCGGGCGTTGCCAGCGTCTGCGATGATGCTGGCCTCTGTAGCAGTACGCCTAATCTCAGGCATCTGCCCGCGAGCGTATTCGGATACGCCGCTAACGGTGTTGATGTCCTGTTCGATGATGTGGGACTGCTGGTAGATTTCCGGGGCCAACGGCGTCTGCGGTAGGGGAACCACAACCTCGTTGAGACTCCGGTTCTCATCGATAACCGGAACGAAACGCCCATCCTCGTCGGATTCCAGCGACTCGCGCCCCTCCGGGCCGAAAGACCGCTCATGGTACAGGTACTTCCGGGCGTACCGTTTACGATGGTTGACCATCTGTGTACGGGTCTTGTTCAGTTCCTCCTGAAGCGATTCAATCGATTCAAGGTCACCCATCGGATAGAACACGTCCGGTATGTCGTAGTTGCGGAGCATCACGAACGGATGACCGAAATCGTACGGCATCGGGATGGGGTCCAGCAGGTAGTCCTCGCCATTGTAGGCGCTCACACAGAGGGTACCCTCTTCCAGATTGTAGTATTCGTACAGGGTCACCCGGTCAACCAGATCGGAATACTCTTCGCGTTCGTTGTCGTTATCCCAACGAACCTTCAGACCAGAATCGCCGGTCAGGTTGCGTCGTATCGAAGCCTTGAAACGCTTGTCCTTCTTGACCTCAGCCAAGGGTCGCACAATACGTTGGGCGATCCACTTGGCATCCTCCAAGCAGGTGGCCTCAGGGTCCACGAATACGTCAAATGGTGAAACCCGCTCCACGAACGCCTGATCCTCCACGATTTCCATTTGAGAATGGGGAAGAGAAGCGTAAATGTCGTCGTCGCTGGGTAGGTCACCCGCCGATTCGGGAAACGCATAGGAATAGTCCTGTACCTCGGTAACAGCCTGAGCGTACATTCCGTCCATCTCTTCAGAAGAGAGAGGGCGTTCACGTTCGCTGAACTTCCACCCAACCTTGATCCAACCATGACCGACAATCAGGAAGTCCTTTACCGCCCGCCGGAACGGCTTGCGGTAATCGTGGTGTCGCCACAAATAGTTGACGATCGCCTCTACAAAAACGGCACGGTCCTGATCGTCTTCACGCGTAGGGGCAACAGTGATCTTGGGATGGTTCACCGCGATCGACGGGGCGATCACGTTTATGGTACTGAACGCTAGGTTGACTGAGATACGGTCTTCGTTGTTTAGCCGTCCAACATTCCAAAACGTCTTACCACGGTACAGATCAATGAGTCTACGCCATTTGATGTCGTAGCCTTCGTCGGTGCGCCAGCGACGCCCCAACTCCAACCGGTCCTGAACCTGTTGGAATCGTTCTGCTTTGGTTTCTCGCGCCATCAGGCTGATGCTCTCTCCACGGTTATACCCGCTGCCTCTGCTTCAGCAATCACTTTCTTTTCCCGTTCACGCATGGTGAGGTGATGTTCCTCAGGTGGGCATTCCCGTTCACGGTAACCGCGTCCAGTAATAACCCGAATACCTAAAAGTTTCTGACGCCACTCCCACAACTCTGCCAGTTCCAAACGGCTCTGCGGACCCCTCAGGTCCGTAACGTACGTTTCAAACTGTTCGTAGGTTGCGTCAGGGGGAAGAATCAACTGCTAGAAACGGCACCGCTAGGCTGCACGGAGGCAGGCTCTACCTTGCCAGTCTTGCCGTGCTGGTTCTCGGGTGTCGTACGCTGCTTCGTGTAAATCGCTCCGGCGGTGCCTTCCTTGGTCGTGGCAGGCTGCGACCCACCCGGTCGTGCTGGACCGTTATACAACTGGTTCGTGTTCAACTTCATCGTTGCACCCATTCCAGAAGCATTATACTTGTTCTTACTCATACAGGACGCTCCATTTCAGTCGGCTTTGTCCTATCAAAGTGTTCAAACTGTCCCACGGAAAGCACTTTGACCGATAACCTCGCCATGTTCCGGCACCTTATCGGGGATCTGCCTACGCCACCAATCCAAAGTCCACGTATCATCCACCACAGGGGCGTATTCTGGAACATGAGCGTACTTCCGCATCTGGTTGGCTAAAGCAAGCGACATCACCCGATCATCGTAAGGAGAA